TGCCAGCTCCACTAACTAATTCAATTGTTACTGCGCCTGTGCCAGTTGTAACCACAACGTTTGAAGCATCAAAATATGTTATGTTATTAACTAATCTCAAATAACTTTGAGCTTCAACGTAATCACCAGCGGATAAAAATATCTCACCAGTTGCAACTTGATTAGTCCAAAAGTAATTAGTCGATATATTAATATAGACAGATGGGGGATAGTTGACAAAATTTTCAGCGGATATATTAAACCAACCTACTCCGCCATCGCCTGATTTTCTTATGCGTTTACCGCTTTGGTAATATAAATTAGCTTTAGTTACACTTGGGTCTGTATGTGTAAAACTAATTTTGTAGTAATCAGCCGCCGCTAAATTATAATAGCCACTATCATTAATTATAGCGTGACCCACTGCTACTTGAGAACCAGCATCAAAGAATCCGTCGCCGCTAGTTTCATTAGGATAATTAACAGGTACCCATGCACTAGTAGCACTTCTAACACTATTAGCATTTAAACCACAATAAAACTGTCTATTGTCTAATTGCGTTTGATCTAAAGCTATATTAATTAAGTTAGGATAAATGATATACTTCTTAAATTCGGCGCTGTCTAAAAAAGAGCTAGTGAATGTGTAACCAGCCTTTGTTATAATCTTTTCGATATACTCTCTTAAATGCAAACACGGCAAAAAGTCAGACGTTCGCCACGACACGTCCGAGCCTCCATTGCTTCCTTTGTCAATGAATGGGTATAAAACTCCTTCGCCTGTGCCATAATTAGAACGTGTCGATATTTGATTAGCTCTAGTGTAATCATGATCATAATCACTAAAATCTAAATCATCGTTGCTGTCAGGATTCCCAGTTATTAGTTTTTCGCCAATTGATAAAAAAACATTTCCAGTTTCTCCAATTATAGAACATTCGTAACTTACACGCCCACTTGGATTGACTAATATTTTCATTAGTTGTAAGCTACCTTCAAAATTTAGAATTTCATTTACGAAGTATTTACAAGGCGTTTTTAAATTCTTATTAAAATACTGTGTCGAAATGTTTACCTCAAAAATATTTTCAAAGCATTTATTAATTTCGTTTGTAGCATCAATTGAAATGGTTAAACTCCTAGATGCTTTACGAGCACTAGGGTCACGAACGTCCGCTATATTAAAATTAATTGATACTGGTATATTATCATTAAAGGGTTGAGTTTGTAAGCCTGTCCCATCTGCGTTGTATATTTCTAACCTAGTTGATACCATTATAAACCTCTTTGTCTAGTTTCTTGAACATCATATTCACAAGTAATTTTCATACTAATTAAAGGGTCTGTAAAGCCTTTATTCATCGACATACTTGAGTCGGTTAATGTAAATGATTTATAAACGTTATTACTGTCAATAATCCATTTAACAGGGCTATCCCAAAGCTCTTCTAAAGCATCTAATTGTTCAGGCGTAATCCAATTAGTATTTAAAACAATTTGTTTTGTTGATTTTGTGCTAACTGTTTTTACCTCTGCATCCCAAGTATTACTACTGTATGTGCCACTATTCAATCTATTAGGATTAAGTCTTACAGTATTATCTTTTTTGTTCAAAGTAATAGAACTTATCATTTCAAAATTAAACCTTTGAATGTTTCCATTTCGTTTCAAGTATTGCACCGTGTACTTATCGTACTTTGTATGCAAATCAGTAAATGTATAAGTGCTTGAGTAGTATACTGTAGTTGAGTTTAAAATAGCTACCTCAACATACCACCCATCTAAAGGAGTGTAACCATTAGATACTAATGTCTTATATCCAATATTAGCATAGTAAATAAAATTATTAGTAGTTGGAATAGATAGTGTAATTGTACCTTGCAATACTGCTAATTGGTTATAAACCCTTAGTCTTATTGACGTACAATTGTTTCTGAAAAAATGAATCCAAATATCATTCTTAACGTCTGCTAATATTTCAGGATCGTTGTATTCTAAATTAACCGAGCTTAGTAGCTTAACATTCGTAGATGCTGAAACGTAGTTAAGATAATTATAAGTTCTAAAATCATCATCATTCAAACAAGCGTCAAACGCTATGTAACTAACATTACTGGTTGTTTGAACTGCCCCGCTGTAATACTCTTTAACAGTTACCACAACACTACAACTCTTTCCATTTGCATATAAACAAGTAACGCTTGTCGGGTTAAAGTAATCTCTAGTTATATAATTTTGTACAATTTCACGAGGGTCGTAAACTAAGTATCCGTCAGGGCGTGGCAATATATCATTTGAAAAAATAGTACCACCGTTTACTTGAACCTCAACAATATACTTGAAATCAGTAACAGCAACTTGATTAGAGCTATAAACTATTGTTTGGTCGTTATATGCAGGTGTATATGCTTGAGGTGATGAATAATAAGTTAATGCCATTCTATTTACTAATATTAATTATTAATTCTGATTTTAAAATTTCAGATAATTTTTCTTCTAATTCCTTTAACCTACCGTCGTTAATTACTTCATCAAAAAAATGAGTAGGCTCTAAACTCTTTTTCTTTAAAGACCTAGCAACTAAATAACCTGCTGCTTTCTTTGCCCTATCAAACGGCATCTTCTTTAAAGTTTTTAAGTTTTTACGCTCTGATAGTTTTTGTTTTTGTTTTCTTTTTTCTAAATCACTAATTCTTATTTTTTCAGCTAGTCCCCTTGTTGCACTCCATTCAGCTATCTTAGCTTGACCTTCCTCACTTACATTACTAGCCTTTCTGCCATCATTAACAACTGCCCAATAGTCATTCATTGTTAATTTTGACTTAATCATTCCTTTGTCAAAAATAGCTGGAGGGGCTTTTACACTAGCTTCTAATCTACTTTCTTTGCCTTTAAACTTACTTCCAGATGGGGCACGTTCATCTAATTTTAATCTAATATTTGCCCTAGTGTCAACTAGCAATTTAGTATTAAATTCATTTAAAAGCTCTTTTATTTTTTCATTTAGACCCATTTAATGCTATTTCAAATTTTCCTTTATCCTTTAAGAAAGCTAACTTATTATAAAATCTAATTATACTCCAATTGTATATTTCATCTTCGGTTATTCCGCTATCTGCAACGCAAAGGCTTACAGAATATTCCCACCCCCAGTTTTCAAGAAAGTCTGAAACTCTTTGTCTTCCGTCATAGTCTTCATGTGCGCTTGTATTAGTTCGTTTTGTTTCTGTAAACAATCCGCTATAATTTTTGCGTAACGTTTGAATGATTTTGAATAAAAAAAAACAGCCCCAAACGAATCTTTTAATTTACTTTTCTTGAACAACTCAACATTCTTTTGATGATTTTCCTGCTTGTACTTCCAACCAAATAGGGTTAATTCTTTGTGAGATAACGCCATTAATTCAGGCAGACATTTAATGTAATCTCCTTTGTTAGCTTTGAGAATGTTACTAACATCTATTTGCTGAGCCGTTGTGTAGTCACTAATCTCTTTAATGTATTTGAATTTCTTAAATCCAATCCAAAAAGAATCACGGCATTGAATTTCTTTTAAAGGCTCTATTAAAAAAATTGAGTCCAATAATATTTCGTATTTTTCTTTAGAGCTTAAAGATTGAATCACGCCTAATTTTTCGCCCGATAAAATAGAAAGTCTTTTATCGCTTTTATTTTCTTTTGATAATGCCGAATTAGTTTTCAATGCCTCAAGTTCTTGAAATTGAGACACGGTTAAATCTTCGTAACGCTTAGGTACTTTCATACCTATATATACAATTAAATTTAATTTTTACAACTAATGTACAATGAATGTTGATTTTTTAAGGCGGTTTAAAGCTACGTAACGAACACCATCAATAGCGTGGTCGTTTCCTGCTTCGGGAACATTTGTTTGTTTACCGTCTTTATCAGTAGCCCATCGATAAGTCCTTAACTCGGTTTTAAGATTAGTAGAACGTTTAGTTACATTGATAGGATGCCTTAGTAAAGTGTCTAATCCATTCTTAATACTATCGCTACCTTTTTTAGCCCCCTCAATTCGATAGCCAGCCCTTCTAATGTCTTCAATACTTTTAGGCTCTGCACTATCCGCTACTATCATTTGATGTTTTTGTATGCCTAACTTTTCAAACTCTAGGATTATATCGCTATTGGTTAGCTTAGTCTTATAAAGTAATTCGTCTAAATACAACTCACTATTATATCTGTAAACGGCTGTTAATGTGGTTGGGTCATTCGTAAAGCCAAAGTCCATACCATAGGCTATAAACTCAGCTTCTTTTGGTATCTCATCAACTTCATTCCAATTTTCAAATATAACACCGATTAAATTACCTATGTTTCCTAAACCGTAAACCTGCCATAAGTTAGCCCAATACTTATTTTTAACTGTACCGTCTAAATTATACCCTTGATTGTAATAGTTTAAAATCTCATCTCTTTCCCCCTCTTTTAGTTGTTCATTGTCTTTAAATGTCAATTGTACAAAGTCGCAGTCGGGGCGTGGTAGTATATCGGTATCGACATAAAATTCAGCATCGGGGTTGTAATCTAAATAAATCTTATCAGACCTCGAAGCCATTTGCCTAAACGTTTCCTGATTAACTTTGTTAACCTCATTGAAGTAAACAACATGAGAGCGTAAACCTTTACCAACATCTTCTTTATCTAATCCTAAAAACTTTATCGTTGAGCCGTTTGGATATTTGTATAAAGTTCCTGCTAGAAAATTATCCTGATTAAATATACCAGCTTCACTCATAATGGTTACAAAATCCTTTATAACGGTTTCGCGCATCTTTGTGAGCTCGGCACTTACTACATAGATATTCCTATTAGCCTTACTACTAGCATGGTTAATAAGAATAGTTAATATACTGAATGTTTTAGACGACCCCTGTCCACCCCTAACTGCAATATACTTTTTTGTTAGGGCGCAAATTTTACGAAGGGCGGTTGTTTGTTTTAGTGGCATTAATCCATTGGTTTATCTATCGGGTCAATATTTAGGATAGATATGTTAGTTTGTTCGGTTTGCAGTCTATCAGTCCACCCTAATTTATTCTTAGCGTAAAATATTCCTTTACCTTCATTTGCAACAATATCAGCCGCCAAAGATTGGAAAAGTTCGTCAATCTTTTTTATAGTGTCCCGTTTAAGCTCACATTCGCCTTTACGCCACTCGTAATAAGTATTCCTACCTATTGTATCCAATTTCAACAAAGGAAGCCATATATTAAGAAAATAGGCTATTGTAGGTATATGCCTATCTTCAATCTTAACTATCTTACCCGAGCCTGTAGCTACTTCTTTAGTGTGCGATAAACATTCTTTAATGTACGCATCCGCATACTCAGGCAATGCTTTTATAAATTCTATTGACTTAGCCATTATTGACATTCGCTGCAATTGTTTTTAATTTCAACACTTAAATTTAAGCCATTAGCTATACCTTGATCATAAGTTTCTTGATATTCCTTTTCAGTTTTGCAACATTTAAAAAATGCTTTCCCATAATTCATTTGATAAAAACACCAAACTTTTGTTTGAGTTGTTACTGTACTGCTTGGAGCTGTTGGTTTCTTTTTGCAGCTTAATAAGACAAGGCTAATTAATATTAGTTTTTTCATTACTTTAAATCTTTAGATTTTAATAATTCCTTACAGTTAGGACATTTAATATTTTGTTTGTCAATTTTTGAAACTTCAATACTTTGTGTATCTTCAAATTGAACTAATTTTTCGCACGTAATATGCTTTAATAAAATCTTCATTACTTTTTCTTTTTGATTGGTTCTACAACTTCATTTGAGTTAATATAAGCTAAGATAATTTTGAAAGTATCTTTAAACTTATTCTCGCAAGTTGAGCAACCTACTAATATTTCAGCTGTACTGTCTATTTTAGAATATGCTTCAAGTACATCTTTAACTACTTGTTGGCTTTCGTCGGGGCGGATAACATCCCTTGCAACCAATTCAATAAATCCTTTGTGTTTTAATAGTGTTTCCATATTACTTTAATTTTTCTCTTAATTCTTTTTTAAATTTTACGTTTTCGTATATTAACTTTCTTTCATTAACACCTAGCTCACTAGCTATTTGCCTTGTGCTAGTAACAACTGACTTAAAAAGAACCTCAGCTTTAAACTTATCGACTTTTGCAAACTTAACAGCCTTTTTAAACTTTATATCTATGTCGTGGTTATAACCTTCGCAATCAATAGGCATATCTTTTAAATCTACAAAATTATTTTTTTCAGCTAATACATTCTTAGTATTAATTAGTGTGTTAGCTTTAAGTCTATGCGAGTTAATGGTTTTAATCGTTAACACACAGTAGCCGATAAACATTGCATCTTCGTACTTTTTCAACAAAAAATCTTCATCCTTTTCACACAAATAAAGCATAAACTCTTGAAACATATCATGCTGAATTTCTCTATAATTGCACAATTTAGCCGTCAAATTTCTAAGCATCTTAGAATTACTGGCTAATATAAGCAACCTTTCTTTATTCATTTATTTTACAAATATAAACAAATAATCTATTAACTCTAAAATAATTCATTTGATAATCAACACTTTACATATTTATTACATAATTATTACACTTTTTTTACATTTGCATTGAAATTATACTTACATTTGTATCAGATAATTAATTAATAACAATTTAAAACCTCTGACAAATGAAAAATTTATTACAAATCGCAAACGAAAAAAAATCAAAATTACAATCTTTAAATTCAGTAAAATTAACAGCTTGTCAAAATGATGGCGTAACTGTTTTATCTGAGGTAGGTGTGATAGTTCCAGTAAATGAAATGCAAAAATTTGAAAACGGATATGCTTACGTTAGTGGTTCATTCGCTGCTCAAGTTTCTTTGCGTGAGGCTTTCCGTTTAAATAAAATATAAAACCTTGCTCGGCCAGAGGTGTAAGCCTCGACAAAGCCCTCACCCGATATACGGCGGTGGGGGTTTTGAGGTAAAAACTATTAACATGAAAATACCACAAAAAATAATGAAAAAAAAAGAGAGGGGCGATATTATGGCTATTGTTAAATTTAGCAAACTATCACGCCCAACGGTTACTAAGGCTATGAATTCGGGTACTGGCAGTCGAAAAACAGTAACGGCTATATTAGCTTATTATGAATCTTTAAAACTAGCGAAGTAATGGCAAAATTAAAGCAAAATAAATTAAATGATATTAGTATAGATATTATTACAACTCAATCAACAAAAGTTCCAGAAACGTATATCACTATCCATCAAGACGGTAAAACGATATTCTTAGAACATAGCAAAATAGTAGATTTTTTAAAAACAGTTAATAATTTTAGGTAATGAAAAACGGAAACCAATCAATCAATCCTATTAATACAAATACGCTTATTAGTCAGATGGGATTAACAAAAAGAGAATATTTTGCGGCTATGGCTATGCAAGGATTATTATCTAATACCGATGTGGACACTAGAAAAACAGACGGATTAACAAGATCTTGCGTAATATTAGCGGATGCATTACTAAGTCAATTAGAAAGTCTTAAATAACATGGAACACGAGCTACAATATAACACCCCCATCTTCAAAGATGAACTAACAGAAACGCCTCACTTTAGATGTGGCTGGTGTGGTGAAGATACAACGGATGAGTCTACCATTCACTTCGACCATACAATAAATGGTAATGTTTGTTTAGGTTGCTTAGAAAATGAAGATCATCAAAGTATGTTAGGTATGGACGTTCACCAATTTAGAAACTATAAAACAAGAGTATTAAAATCAAATCCAATAGAATTATGAACCTAATAATCGCATCAATAATGCTAATATCAATAGTTTGGATTAGCTATAAAACATTTAAAAATAAATAAAATGGAAAACAACGAAACTCAAAAACTAATGGAGGAGTATGCGAACAAAAGAACGGCAACAATAGGATATTTTGTACTTTCAATTGCGGTTATAATGATTCTAGGAATAGCCTTATGTGTATCTAAAGCGGAAAACAATCTATTGAAAGGAAAAGCACACAACGACAGCTTAGCTGTTCAATCTTTAAAAAATAATCTTTTAGAAGCGAAATAATGAAATACTCGGAAGCAGTTAAAGAACAAAGCCAATTACTTATAAATAAAATAGGCAATTTGGAATATAGAATGATGTCAGGCGACAAGTCAGTAACAATGTTTGATTTAATGTCAGAAACCCATAAACTGTTAAACATTACTAAACCAGTATTGAAAACACCTCAAACTAATACCCACCAAAACTTATACTAATGGACGCTAAAAAATTACAAATCGAATCATTAATTTTAGTAGCTTTAGCTAAGCATTTTAATGAACAAGGCACTTACTTAATAGGTGAGTTGAAAGCTCAAACTAAGTTTAATTTTAATGTAGCTATGAACGCCACTAATAACTTCGTAAAAGGAATAGAGAAAGGGCTTTTGCCAGATGAAGCTAAGTTTTTAGAAGATTTAGTTTCCGTTATGAATGACGCTTTATATCAAATGAGATTAGATTTAGAAAAACAATCAGAAAATATAAACCAATAAAAAACAAATAAACATGGAAAATCAAACAGAAAATTACGTAGGAACTGGATGGGAAAATCAATACGGGATTAACGTATCAATCAATCTAGAAAAGATTAAAGCATTAACACCTGATGCTTATGGTAATGTAAAGGTTTATGTAGGTAAACGTAAATCAGTAGATGAAAAGAGCAAAGCTACTCATTGGGTAAAAGAAAGTAAACCATTTGTTAAAAGTGAAAATAATTCTGCACAGTTCTAATATTAATTAGTATATTTGTCATAGTTAAGTCGGTGGAGCGACATAAAAATTAACTAACTTATTAACCCTATTGCCCGATGAACTCCACTTCTGACGGCATAGGGTTTTTTTATTAAACAATATGGAAACAAAAGCAAATTTAGCAAAGGCTATTATAGCTGTTATGCAAGAAGTAAAAGGAATTGAAAAGTCTATGACTATTGGAACTGGTAGCAATGCCTACAAAGGTGTTCCTGATCAAGAAGTAAAAAAGATTATAGGCGAAGCAATGGCTAAGAATGGTTTATGTATTTTACCAATTTCTGTTAAACCTAATGTGAGAATTGATAGATGGGATGCTTTAGATTATAACGGTAAACCCACTCAAAAACAGTCAGTATTTACAGATGTTACAACCGAATACTTACTATTGCATACAAGCGGAGAAAGTCAAGTGTTAAGTGGTTACGGTCATGGAATTGATAGCCAAGACAAGGGAGCTGGCAAAGCAACTACATACTCTTTAAAATACGTTTTACTTTATACTTTCTTAGTTCCTACTGGCAAAATTGATGACGCTGATAATACTCATTCTGATAGCATTGAAACGCCTGTTAAGAAACAACCCACAGTAGACGAGGTAAACGCTAAGATAATTAACGCTAAAACATTAGCAGAGTTAAAAACAATGTTTGAAGCATTACCACCGAATGAACAAAAGATAGCCGTTCCAATGAAAGAAAAACTAAAAGCAACTTTGAAATGAATTTAGCAAATATAACATTAAGTGAAAGAGACTACCAATCTCTTTTACTTAACGGTGCTTTTGACGGCATTAAATTAATTTCTGTTAAAATACTGCCAGACGACACCGAAATCAAAGAGGAACAAATGTATAAGGATTTACAAAAAAAGTATGTAAAGGCTCGTAATGAGTTTGAAGATTATAAATTTAAAATGACTACTAATAAATAATATAATGGGGATAATAATAAACGGTATAATAGAAAATGTTAGCACTCGCAAAGATAGAAGCCTAAAATTAACAATAGGCACTCAAGAACTAGGAAGTAAATCTACTTCCGAACTCTTTGAGCTATCAAATAACATAGCTAATATTTATATTTCAGCTAATCAAATTAGCAATGATATTAAAACAGAAATTGATAAACATAGTAAAGACGAAATTGATAAAATTAAAAGTCCTAGTCAAAGATTAAGAGCTGTTTTGTTTTTAAATTACAAAGAAAATAACTCGGGATTTAATACCTTTGATAATTACTATGCTAGTAAAATGGAGCAAATTATTGAACATTATAAAAGTAAATTGGAATGATAACAGATAATCAAATAAAAGAAATTTTATCACAAAGAGAACCCGATGCGCATGATATGATAAAAGTTATAATAAGATATATTTTTGATTTAAAAAAAGAAGAAATAGATTTTAATATGGTTAATATACCTAACGATTTTTTTCAAATTAAAATTTGCTATCACATGTTTAATTTTGCTAAAAACTATTATGGTAAAATTATTAATTAAGCCGTTAAGTGTCAATAGTGCATATAAAGGCAGACGCTTTGTTACAGATGCTCATAGGTGGTTTAAAATGAATATGCGACAATTACTACCTGATAACTATAAACTACCAGCACCGCCTTATGTTATTCATTTTGAGTTTGGTTTAAGTAGTGGTAATAGTGATGGAGATAATTGTGTTAAATTAGCTCAGGATTCAATAGCTGACAAATATGGTTTTAATGATAGGTATATTAAAAGATGGATTATTGACGTTGAACAAGTTAAAAAAGGTCATGAATATATTTCTTTTAAAATAGAAACTTTATTAAAATAAATTTGGTAGTTTAAATATAATAACTACTTTTGTGAAAGTTACGGTCTCAATTATACGGTAACAAACGAACTTAAACAGCTCGGATAATGAAGCAAACGTGAGACCTTTGTGGATTTATTCGGGCTTTTTTAATTATGTCTATTAAAAGAATTTACCACCACTACAAAAAATGGGAAGATCATAAAGCTGGATTTTACGATAATATTACTGGAAATAATAAAGAAGAACTTATTTTAAAAGTAATAGAATTATTTAATAATCCATCATTAACAGAAAATTATATGCGTAAAGTTATTAATGAGTGGACTTTTTCGTGTGAACATAATTTAAGTAATATTAGTTTAAATAGAATTGCATATATAGGACAAGCAGCTTGTTGTTTATACGCTTCCGTTCCTTGTACTATTACTATGAATGCTTGGAATAAAATAGATATTTCTTATAGAAATGTGGCTGATAGTATAGCAATTAAAATTATAAAAGAATGGGAACAAAATCAAAAATTAAAAAATACATTAACCAATGGGAACAAAAAGGATATCCAAATGGAATACCAGACGAAGTGCCTATTCAATTAGAAAAATTAGATTCCGTTCCTTCATATAGAAAAATATGTATAGCATTAATGAAAAACGAAAATAATTTAGAAATATTAGGATATTCAAGAAAAAAAACTTTAGTGTATAGTGAATTAAAACGAATAGAAATAGAACAAAGATTTACAAAAAATAAACAATTAAAATTAAATTTATGAATGTATTAGAAGCAACAAATAAAAGATTAGAAATAATTTTTAGAGATTTTGAAAATGTATTAGTAGCGTTTTCTTGTGGTAAAGATAGTGGTGTAATGCTATCACTTACTTATAAATATGCTAAAGAAAATAATCTATTACATAAACTTTCATTTTACTATGAAGATTATGAAGCTGGATATAGACATACAGACGAATATGCTGATAGAATTTTTTCTGAATTAAATGATGTAAAGGCTAGGTATTGGTTATGTTTACCAATTTCGGCTGCTTGTTCTGTATCAATGTATGAGCCTAGATGGATTCCGTGGGATAAAGATAAAAAAGATATTTGGGTTAGAGATATGCCAAAATACGATTATGTAATAAATGAAGATAATTGTCCTTATGAATTTACTAAAGGCACTAAGGGATTTGATGCACGTATTCAATTTAGTACATGGTATGGAGATACGTTTGGTAAAACAGCTGTATTGATTGGCATTAGAGCAGAAGAAAGTTTAACACGTAGAGGTATATTTACTTCTCAACATAGAAAGTATATGCACAAAGGATTAAACTATTCTAAGATAGTAGATAAAAATACTATAAACTTTTATCCTATTTATGACTGGCAAACAGAAGATATTTGGATATGCAACAATAAGTTTGAATTTGATTATAATAAGATTTATGATTTATATTATCAAGCTGGTTTAACTATTGACCAAATGAGGGTTGCTAGTCCGTTCCATTTATCGGGACAAGAAAACTTAAAACTATATAAAGTTATTGATCCTAATAACTGGGGGAAAATGGTAGGTAGAGTTAATGGATGTAATTTTGGTGGTATTTACGGTGGAACTTCTGCAATGGGATGGAAAAAAATAAGTAAACCTAATCACTTTACATGGAAACAATATGCTGAATTTTTACTAGATACTTTACCAGAAGAAACAAAAAAAAAATTTAATTATCATTTAAAAAGATTTACAGACGTTTGGAAAAATAAAGGATATGGTAGAAATCCAAGAGTAATAAAACAGATTGAAGATGCTGGTATTGAAATAGAAAGGACTGGAAATATAAGTAAACTTTGTAAGAAAAAAGATATTTATGAGATAATAAAAATAAAAGGTGAATGGGTTGATGAAATAAATATAGAAAATTCTACTCCATTTAGACATTGCCCAAACTGGAAAGCTGTTTGTATTACAATAATGAAAAATGATTTTGGATTAACATATATGAGTTGCGGCAGAACTCAGGATAAAAATATATTAAAACAAAAAAGCATGAATAAATTTAAAAAATTACAAGATTTAAAAAAAATAACTAAAAAATAAATAATATGGAAACAACAACAACACAATTTAAAAGTCCAGTTTACAATGTACTAAGAGTACACATGGATAAAATTAGAGCTAATGCCTATAATCCAAACGCAGTAGCTCCACCAGAAATGAAATTACTTGAAATGTCTATTTGGGAAGATGGTTATACTATGCCAGTAGTAGCTTATTATATTCCAGAAGATGATATTTATGAGATTGTCGATGGTTACCATAGATATACAACATTAAAGACAAGTAAAAGAATATTTGAAAGGGAGCAAGGTTATTTACCATTAGTAGTTATTGAAAAGGATTTAAGTAATCGTATGGCTTCTACTATTCGACATAATAGAGCAAGGGGGTCGCATTCAATAGATTTAATGAGTCATATAGTAGCTGAATTAGTTGATAGTGGAATGTCAGATGGATGGATTTTAAGACATATAGGTATGGATAAAGATGAGTTGTTAAGACTTAAACAAGTAACTGGATTAGCTGCTTTATTTAAAGACCATGAATTTTCTAAAGCCTGGGAGGATAAGGGCAATGATTAATTTACCTACTAAAGATAAATTTGGGAATAATTATTTAAGTTATTCCCAAATTAATTGCTTTCTAAAAAGTAGAAAAGAATACTATAAAACGTATATTTTAAACGAACCATTTTATCAAAACAAATATTTAAAGTTTGGTAAAAAAGTTGGTGCAGCTTTAGAAAAAAATGATTATTCTTTATTTACTAATCAAGAATCAGAAGTGTTAAAAAAATGTACTAGATTAGATATTTTTGAAAGAAAAACTATTTTAAAATTTGATGATTTTTATATGATTGGTTTTATAGATACTTGTGATAATAATTTAGAAACAATAATAGATTATAAAACTGGTGGATTTGCTAAGGAATTTAATTACACTAAAGAAGATTATACTCAGTTATGTTACTATGCTTTGTCTATTTTACAAGAAACTGGTAAAGCTCCAAAAAATGCTTTTGTAGAATTTATAAGACGGGATAATTATACTATGAAAGTATGTGATGAATCACCTATTACAATAGATATTGATATTTCAGAAGATAGATTAAATAAAGTATTTAACGATACGATTATTATAGCTAAAGATATTAGTGATTTTTATAAAGAAACATTAAAATAAATTTGTTTTTTACGTTCTTTATTATTATATTTGCGTATCTGAACTCGGCACTCAGATTTAAAACATATCTTAACATTTAAAACATTAGAGCCTTTATAGGTGTGTTGCTAGAGTTAAGACTAGCTAGGTTGCCAAACCAAACACATCTGTAAAGGTTTTTTTTTCAAAAAAAATGGCAGTTAAATTAATTTTTACGGATGATCGTACAGAAAACAAATCACTATCTCATTTAGAAATATTTGCTAATAATTATGATATGTTAACTATTATAATGGAGGAATCAGATAATGATTATTCTTATAATTGCATAGAATTAACAAAAGAAAGTGCTTTATATTTAATTAAACATATTCAAAATCAATTAGATTTAATATAATGGCAGAATTTAACAGTTACGAATTAAGCCGTAATTGGTTTGATTGGTGTTTTGAGAATCCAGATAAAATAAATTCTAATCATACGGCTTTATACTTTTTTATTATAGAGCATTGCAACCGTTTAGGATGGAAGGAAAAATTTGGACTACCTACAACTATGAGTATGGATGCTTTAGGTATTAAAAATTATAGGACCTACTCAAAAGCATTTGATGATTTAGTAGAATGGGGATTTATAAAATTGATTGAAAAATCTAAAAATCAATGGAGTGCTACTGTAATTGCTCTAGTAAAAAATACCAAAGCAAATACTAAAGCACTATCTAAAGCAACGCTAAAGCACAGTCAAAAGCAAAGCGAAAGCATTGCTAGTATAGATAAACCTATTAACCTATTAACCAATAAACCTAATAACACTATTCCTGAGTTTACAGAATTTTTAAATTACGCTTTAGAAAAAAAACCAAAGGTTAGCCAAATTGATTTAAAGTTAAAGTATGATAGTTGGATAGCTAATAATTGGAAAAATGGCAATGATAAGAAAATTACTAATTGGAAAACAGCTTTATTAAATACTTTGCCTTATATCAAAGATGGGTTAAATTCTACAATATCTATTCAGGACCGTGAAGAGTTTATGAGAAACGCTGGTAAAATGTAAATTATGCAAAGCTATTCGTATTACGGTATAGACATACCACAAAATAAAACTACTGGACAGGTCCAAACTATTTGCCCTAAATGTTCTCACACACGCAAAAAGAAAACAGATAAGTGTTTGGGTGTTAATTTAGATAAACACGTTTGGCATTGCATCCATTGTAATTGGAAAGGCAGATTAAAAGAAGATAAACCTATGGACCAAAAAATATACACTAAACCGGTATGGAAAAATAAAACAGACCTATCAGATAAAACTATTAAGTATTTTGAGAGCCGGAAGATTAAACAAGAAACATTAATACGTTTTAAGATTACAGAATCAGTAGAATTTTTTACCAACTTTGGAGATGTAAACTGTATTAATTTTAACTATTTTGATGCTAATAATGAGTTAATTAATATCAAATATAGAGGTCCACAAAAGAGTTTTAAACTACATAAGGACGCTAAACTAATTATGTATAACCTTAATAATGTGGACTTTACACAAAGGATTTACATAGTTGAAGGTGAGCCGGATTGTTTAACTATGGATCAATGCGGATTTAAAAACGTTTTATCAGTTCCTAATGGTGCTAGTACCGGTGCAAATAACTTATCTTACTTTGATGATATTATTGATTTATTAGATAATTGTCCGGAAGTCTATTTATGTTTAGATAATGATAATGCTGGTAGGAATTTAAGAAATCAGTTAGCAGACCGGATAGGTAAAGAAAACTGTAAAATAGTAGAATTTAAAGATTGTAAAGATGTTAATGACTGCCTAAATAAATACGATTTACAAGCTGTTATTGATAGTGTAACAGATGCTAAAGATTTTCCTTTAGAGGGTGTTTTTACAATATCGGACCTATCAGATGATATTAACGACCTTTACGAAAATGGATTAGATAAAGGGGTTAATTGTCAAATAGATGGATTTAACCTAAATATTGTTAAAGGCTATTTATCTATTATAACCGGCATCCCTTCGCATGGTAAATCAGAATGGTTAGATAATATGTGCGTTCACCTTAGAAGGCATCATAACTGGAATGGTGCTTTTTACAGTCCTGAAAATAGACCTAGTCAATTACATTTTAGTAAAATGGCACGTAAAATAGTTGGTAAATCTTGGGATGGTCCTAACCGTATGAGCCATTACGATTTAGATAATGTTAAAAAATACCTAAATAACAAGTTCTTTTTTATCAAGCCGGAAAATGATTTTACCTTAGATAGTATTTTAAACCATTGCAAACAGTTAAAAAAGCGTAAAGGATTAGATTTTTTTGTTATTGATGCTTGGAATAAATTAGAGCATAAAGGGGATGGCTCCACAAATGATATAGGTAAATCTTTAGATAAGATAGTTGCATTTTGTGAGATAAATAACGTTCATTGTTTTTTAGTTGCACATCCTACAAAGATGAAAAAATCAGATGGTAAAGTATTTGACGTTCCAACTCTTTACGATATTAATGGGTCCTCAAACTTCTATAATAAAGCAGATAATGGTATTTGTGTTTATAGAGATAAAGAAATAGGGGTTGCTTATGTTTATATTCAAAAGGTTAAATTTAGCCATTGGGGCGAAGAAGGTATGAGTTCTTATTCTTACGAAATGAATAGTACTAGATATTACAAAGGTACACCGGATTATAGTAATTGGATAAATGATGCACCTAAACAAGAAAGTGTTTTTGAACAACCCAAACCACTAGAAAATAATACTAGCTTTTTAAATGAAGCCCCTATAATAATTAATGATGAATTTGAGCCTTTCTAAAATTAATCTAATTGATTTACAGCACTTTACAAAAATAATGTAAATAATATTTGTGTACATTAAATACATTGTGTACATTTGTCAGCATGAAAAGAAGTAAACGAATAGAATTAACAGAAAACACAATTAAAGTTTTAGCAAAAAGAGCTATCGACAACGGCACAGTTTTTAAAATTTACGTGGAAAATATTTTGGAAAATTTAGCAGGTGCATATCCGTTTAGTGAAATAGAAAATTATATAATAGGTAAGTATTCCATTTCAGATACTTTTACTTTTACAATATATTCAGACAAAGCTCCGTCAATTAGTGATAAGATACAGATAGCAAATAAGATCTACGAAGTAAATTCAGTTGTTGACGATACAGATGATGAAGAATATGAGAAAGGTTTATCTTATTCTAAAGTGTGTCTTTCTTTATACTAAATTAAAATTTAAAAATAATGACAGAAGATTTTATAAAAGCATTTGAACAGCTTAGTAAGTTGCCGATACAAAGAAATTCATCAACTATTGACTTTGAATCAGAGTATATGAAATCTAAAGAAAGAATATTTAAAGAATATGAAAGAGTTAAATATTTAGAAATGTGGAAAAAAGTTAAGCGTGAATTTACTTTTGTAAATAAAATTTAGCAAATATAATGTGGGGAAAAACAGAAGAATCTTTCCATTATTACTAAAGCAATTTGAGTTCCGATTGAAGTAAATAAATTAGTAACAAACAAATTAGATTATCAAATTATGAGAAATATTAACGAGAAAGTAGATGTTATAAGTCTGGTGGTGGCATAGGTGAATTTGGTTGAAAGCAGAAATGCTGGATTTACTTCTGACACCGAAGAAGTTGAATTGCTTCGAGCCACCACTTACTTATAACATTTTGCGGCTAAACGCTGCGTAGCGTAACAAAGTTGCGATTTAGGTGCTGTTATAAGTAGTTGCGGATTATTAAAACAAAAATATAAAATGGAAAGAAGAATAAAATCGGAATGGTTTAGATTGGATAGACCGATTGGAGAACCTTATGAAAAATGGTATAACGAGGCTTACGACATTGAAAGAGTAGTAACATCAGATGGAACAACGATTTGGTTTGGATGCTCAACAAATTGGAAAAAAGAAAAGGATGGCGAGTGGACAAAACTCACTACCAATGAAGATGCTAAACCATTGGATAAGTATTTACCTGAAATAGTTTATGGTGAGGATAGGAATATATTTGTAAAATGTGACATTCCTATTTACGAGAAACTCTATTTGGAACTCGGAACGTAGCAATTACTTATAACGGTTGAGTATAAGAGAAGTAAACGTGAACCAAGAAGCCTATAGAAGTTGAGCCATTAATCAACCATGTGGAGGTGTAAAAAACCACAGAAAAAACACCACGTTTATTTCTTTTATACTTTGTTATAAAATCGTTTTAATGTTTTATAACGTTTTGCAGCTTTAAGAAGTGGCTGCCTAAAAATTACTTCATTTGTAAAACAAAGGCTATTAGCAGCCATTTATTAAAGGTGCTGTTAGTGGTCTGTTAAAACTAAAATTAGCGTGGGATTATTAGACAAAAAATTTAAAGTACGAGTAAGCCATTTTGCTGAATGTAAATATACGGTTGATTATGCTTATTACAGATTTATACCTGTGTGGCATTCGTTATGTTTTTGGTTTGAGCAAGGGCATCCAGGAGGAACAGAATGTTGGAGTACTGATATGTGGGATGTTAAAACGGCTGAACGAATTGCAAGTGAAATAAAAACAATAAATGATGTTAGAGAATATTACAAGCCACTTGAAGAGAAAGAAGCAAAATGGGAACAAATCGAAAAAGAATATTGGCAAAATAACGCTCCTTATGTGCATAAGGAATTTTAGTTTTAATTGCCACTAACGTTTTGCGGCTAATAAATCGGTTTGCTGTTTATTAGGTGCGTTTATAGGTAGGTTGTAACGAATGTTTAATTAATACAAAATATAAAAAATAACAATAGATATGGAAAACGAAGACTTGAATAAAAAAATAAAATCTGAAATTGAATCACAAATTAGAATAGCTAGGGATGTTAAATTGAGTGATTATAATTTAGCGACAATGATATTTGTTGCGCTTGAAATGAAAGGATTTTTAACCGAAAAACTAAAACAATGAGCCAACTTAATTTAGATTTTAACGAAAAACTAAAACAAGACGAAAGTAAAATAGACGTTAATCAATTATTTAAAGATTATGCTAACGCCTTAAGTAAATTACCAAAATCGTATTATTTACCAAAAAACGGATATACGGTTATACCTAGTGAGGTGAGCAAGTTACTACAGAATATAAATAACAATGAACCAATGTGCTGTTATAAGCTGACGGTTACGAATGGATAATTAATACACAATATAAAAAAACACTATGAAAAAATACACATACAGAGATTTAAAGATTGCGTTTTTGCTAGGCTCAATATCAACAACATTATTAAACTTATTAATAATAGAATTTTTTTTTTTAAATAAATAAAATGGATAATAGAACTATAAAAATAAAAGAATTAATAAAAGGACAGGTTGATATGGTAACATTTGGGCTTGTAGAACTTGAATTATTAAATTTTGAAAAAGAAATTGAAAAACTTAAAATACAAATAAGTGGAAAAACATTCTTTGATAAAGAAGAAGTTTTAATACTTCAAATTAAGGATTTAGAATTGCATAATAATGATTTAAGAAATGATTATATCGTAGCAATTAAAATGCTTAGAACAAAATTTACAGATGATGAGATTAGTGAATTTTACAACAAACCCGTTACAAAGTAGCTACCGTTTGCTTATAACGGATTGCAGCTAATAAATCGGCTTGCTGTTTATTAGGTGCTGTTATAAGCTGACGGTTACGAATGTTACTATGAAAAATTAATTTAAAAAAATAACGATATTAAAATAGAAAAAATAAAACAAAACAATGAAACTACCGAGACACATATACGAGAAAAAAGAACACGGAGACGGTATAGCTATATCAAGAATGTACGGAGTGCCTAAATCATCTGTTAGCGATGTTTTTCAGGTTGGAGAGGGAAAAACAAATACAGTAAGAGCTATCATTGATTTTTACAACGTGAAATATGGTAGACCTGAAATATATAATTTAAAAAAACTTATATAATCAAAAATATAAATAACGCCACCACCTTTTGCTTATAACGTTAAAACGCTTGGCGAAGAAGCGGACTTGAAAGCACAGACTTTCAGTTTATCACAAAAGCCAATAGGAAGCACGAATATTCAATTTATCACTAAACCCGCTTTTTTGCCAAACGTGTGTTATGTGCCGTTTTTTTTAGAGTAGAATTTTAATTTAACAATATAAACAAATAACAAAATGGGAATAGATACCAAAGCAATCCTTAGAAAAGGAACAACGATTGAACAAATCGAAAAAGCAATTTCTGACAAATATACAGAAGTTGAAGTTAGAGCAACAATGCCTGATTTTATGTATGTAACATTCAAAGATGCTGCTGACCAAAGACAACTTGCAGTTTCATTTACAAACTCTTGTGAACGAGATGATAATATTTCGGGTGTTTGGACATCTCTTGGCAAATGGGGTAATTCAGTTGAAATAGCAAGATACCTATGTGAAACATTTGGTGGGTATCTTGACGAAAATGATTGTGATGATGAAGGTTATTATCCAATAAATTTTCACCTTTATTCACAAGGAAACGAATTTACTAAACTTGATGAATTTCGTCATAAGGTCATAAAAGAAGTTGGATATGACAAGCTAAAATCAGTTATGAAATTGCTTGATGAATATTCGGAGGTAGTGTCTTAAAATGGCACATAACGGTTTGCAGCTAACCGATAGTTTTTGCTTTTCGCAAAAATTTTGGTTAGGTGCTGTTATATTTAGTTGCCTAGAATAGCAATGCGTAGTGTAAAACATAAATTTTAAAATAAAACAAATGGAAAACTTATCAGAAACTATAAAAATAAAATTCTTTTGTAATGCTGGACATACGGAAGAAGAAGTTACAATTGAAATTTATAAATATCATAAACAAACCGAAGAACAACAGATTGAAGCGGCATTTCATAAATGGTTAGATAATAATGAAGATTGTGGTTGGGAAAAAATTTAATAATTAATATGAAAAAAATACACATAAACAATGATGATAATTACGCAACACCGCCCGAATTTTACGAGCAGTTGAATAAGCGTTTTAACTTTGATTTTGACCCATGCCCGTACAATGAAAATGAGATCCTAAATGATGGGTTAAAAATTGAGTGGGGAAAATCAAATTTTGTAAATCCGCCTTATAGCCAAAAACTAAAAGAGGAATTTATAAAGAAAGGAGTTGAGGAAATGAAGAAAGGTAAAGTTTCCGTTTTTTTAATCCCAGTATCAACATCTACAAAACTATTTCACGAATGGATTAAACCATTTGCAGCCGAAATAGAATTTGTAAAAGGTAGGATCAAATTTGGTAAACTAGATGAAGACGGAAACTTTTATTTACCATTAAATACAAATGGTAAAACTCAAAGTGGAACAAAAGACAGTATGATCGTAATTTTTAAACCTAGTGAGTTACCCACAGGTGCGGTTGGAGGCAATTGAATATAACTACCTGCTAAACGCAAATACTGAAAATCAATAACTTACCAATAAAAATGTAACAAAACTTTCACATTATGAACGAATCAGTTAATTTAAGTAACTTAACCGTTATTTACAATTCAATAGTTAAACAACTTGTTGAAAATCGAAATCAAAGTAAATGCACTCAGGATACCGTTGCTAATTGGCTTAATGTATCTCGAAAAAAGCTAATAGAATTTGAAAATTTAAAAAGATTAGACATTGAATTATTGTGCAAATATTCCGATATTTACGGAATTGATTTAAACTTAAAATTTACAATCACATGAAAAAAATAATACCTTATATTATAATAGCCATTTTAATAGGCGTATTAATATCTTTCGTAAAATGCGACAAAGAGCCGAAAACAAGCGATGAAACTATATTAATTAGTCAAATCACGAATAAAGTTGAAAACGGATTAACTGTTATTAGCAGAAAAGATGCCATAATTGATAGTTTAAAACACTTGAAACCTAAATACATTAAAGGGCGTGATCGCGTACGAGATAGTTTGATTTATATTTCTGATTCTATTTGTGTTAATAATCTTTTAGCATTAAACAAAGAATGTTTAAAAGTTGATAGCACTAATAACGCCATTATAACAGAGCAAGAAAATCAAAAGATGCATTATAGCGAAGTAGTTGGATTGATGCAAGAGCGTAACTTATTGCAAGAAAAAAGGCACGTTAAAGATAGCGTTACAATTAATAAATTAAATAAGAAATTAAAACGAACTCGTAAACTTGCAGCCGTTGGAATTGGTGCTGCTTTTATTGGAGGGTTAATAATTAGATAGATATGTAAACGTGACTATTTCGGAACACTCTTAGCGTGTGGAATAGGGAATGATTAATAAATTAAGCTATGTTATGTATTTATTAATGTGATTGAAAATTTCACAACGTATTACAACAAAAAAAGCCATCTAAATAATAGGTGGCTTTTTTTATTGAAACTAATACATAGTGTGCAAAGTGCCTAGTATTACTATTGTTCTTTAGTTGCATCACTTAAAAAGTTAATAGCTTCATTTGAAATTGCTCCTACCATTAACGTAATAATTAAAAGTGTTTTATTGTCGTTTACAAAAGCCATTGCTACCATTGAAGCGGTTAATCCTTTTACTGCCATTGCTAATTTAATAGCTTTTTTTGTGTTTGGTTTAAAATATCCCATTATTTTTTAATTAAGTTTTTCCAATTTTTTAACTCAAAATGAGGCGCATCTTTAAAAGAAATCCAGTCACCTCCCCAACTAACTAGTGTACTTTCGTACTTTATTAAGTCAGCAAATGATTTAAAAAGTTTTGGACTCCAATCCATTTTTTTATCACTACCAATAAAGCCAATATCAAAAGCAAAACTTGGATTGTAATTGTGTGGGCTTTGACCAGCCTTTGCATTAGTAACCTTTGGGCGTTTTGCAAATAATTCGTTTTGTTCTTCATTGCTTCTATATGTGCAAGTTATAAACGGTTGTGATGCGTTTGGGTATAATGTCTTATATTTATCCGCCGCTTTTTCATAAGCGTAAACTAATTCAATGTGTAAATCTTTTTTGTCTCGTGATGCCATAATTTTTTAATTAATCAAATACGTGTGTTTCTAATCTAGTTACTCTTTTTTCTGTTTCTTCGTGTTTAGTAGCAACCTCCCTAACTGCCACCTTAATATCTGTTAAATCATTTGACATTTTAATAAGTGAGTTAACTGCTAATATTCCTATA